CCCACTTATATAATTAATTCTGTCCTTGATTAATTAATCAAAAAATAATATATTAATAAGAAACAATCAAAAGGGGTTAGAAAATGGCAAGTGGTGGGTATAGAATTGGGGCTGGAAGGCCGGTTGGTGCTAAGGGAAAAACCAAGATTGCACCTACAAAGAAAATGAAGCTAGGAAGCAAGGCTAAGAAACTGGAACCTCTGGAATACATGCTAAACGTTATGAACGATGAGCTGGCGGACAAGAATCGTAGAGACAGGATGGCAATTGCTTGTGCACCGTTTATCCATTCACGCAAGGGTGAGGGCCTTGGCAAGAAAGATGAAGCAAGCGAACGTGCCAAAACTGCTGGAGCTGGGCGTTTCTCTGCTTCAGCTTCACCTAAACTGGCGGTGGTTAAGAAATAATGGAATATAGCACTGCCTGTATTGACTGGGAAAAAAAGATAATGGCAGGGGAATCACTTATCCCACCGCCTATTTTTCCTAAAGAAGCGGCTGAGTCTCTTGCCGAGTTCAAAGACCTTCGCCTTGTCGATGTACTGAACCGTCCGACTATCGGAGAGATTGGCCGGCAATGGGTATTCGATTTTGTGAGTTCAATCTTTGGTTCATACGATGTAGATTCTGGCCGTCGCTTAATCTCTGAATATTTTCTGCTAATTTCCAAAAAGAATTCGAAAAGTTCTACGGCTGCACTTTTAATGCTTATAGCCCTATGCCGAAACTGGCGCGACTCTGCGGAATTTCTGATACTTAGTCCGACGGTAGAAGTTGCGTCGAATTCCTTTTTACCTGCCCGCGATGCTGTCAAGGCCGACCCCGACCTTTCTGACCTAATGCACATTCAGGAACATATAAGAACTATAACAAATCGGAATACTGGCGCGACGCTAAAGGTTGTTGCGGCCGATTCAGAATCTACTGGTGGTAAGAAAGCCACGGGTATCTTGATTGATGAGGCATGGTTGTTTGGTAAGCGGAACAATGCTGAGAATATGTTTCGGGAGGCTTGTGGTGGTCTTGCATCCAGACCTGAGGGGTTTGTTATATGGCTCACCACACAATCAGATGAAGCACCAGCCGGTATATTCAAGCAGAAGTTAGACTATGCCAGGGGTGTCCGTGACGGACGGATTGATGACAAGAGTTTCCTTCCCATCCTCTATGAATTTCCTGAATCAATCCTAAAAGAAAAGAAACACCTGGATCCAAAGTATTGGTATATTACAAACCCGAACCTTGGGGCTTCCGTAGATGAAAAATTTATCTTACGTGAATATAAAAAAGCCGAGGAAGCAGGTGACGTATCCATGCAGGGATTCCTTGCGAAGCACCTCAATGTAGAAATGGGGCTTTCCCTAAAATCGCAACGATGGGCTGGGGCGGACTTCTGGGAAGCGGCTACAGGCGAAGTCACGCTTGAAATGATCCTTGAACGGTCTGAAGTGGTTGTAATTGGAATAGATGGCGGTGGTCTTGATGATCTTTTAGGCCTGGCTGTTATAGGTAGGGATGCGGAAACAAGGGACTGGTTACTATTTACTCGTGCCTGGGCTCACCCCTTAGCACTAGAACGCAGAAAATCAGAGGCCCCGAAATATAGAGATTTTCAAAAGGATGGAGATCTGATTATTGTAGATGAGATTGGCCAGGACGTTCAGCAGGTGGGCGATATTGTGATGAAATGTGAAGAATCTGGTTTGCTTGATCGACTCGGGGTTGACCCTGTTGGCATTGGTGATATTGTTGATGAAGTACAGGCAAGAGGCATTGAACATGATCGTGTTGTGGGTATTCCGCAAGGCTGGCGGTTGAATGGCGCTATTAAAACTCTTGAGAGACGGGTTGCTGAAAAAACAATCATTCATGGCGGTCAACCGCTTATGACATGGTGTGTAGGAAATGCAAGGGTTGAACCACGAGGGAACGCAATATCGATCACAAAGCAGGCAAGTGGTACAGGAAAGATTGACCCCCTGATGGCAACCTTTTCAGCAGTGGCGTTAATGGCTATGAACCCTGAGCCAAGGCGGGTTGTATCTGCTTATGAAGGTATGTCCAGGGATGAAATCTTAGCAGAAATGGCATTTTAGAAAGGAGAACTATGCCCGAACTACCAAACAAAGCAATGCTCAGACCCGATGAGGTAGCCGATTTTTACTCAGTTGCAAGGTCAACCGTCTATGTCTGGATAGAAACAGGGAAATTAGAAGCGGTCAAGGTAGGTGGTAAATTACTTCGTATCCCTCGTGAGGCGTTAGAAAACTTAGAAAAACCCTTCATAGAATAAACCTTCCATTTAGTCCATTCTCTTACAAGACAACCTCCATTTTTTCTGCCATAATTCTACTGTGATTAAACTAATCAAAAGAATCTTGAGTAGTATTAGGGCTTTCCCTTCAAAGGTTTACGCGGCTTTTGATATCCGAGATGCCCTTGTATTCGGTGGGCTCGGGATGCTTGGGTATGGATTGTATCTCCGATGGGGCCAATGGCTGGCTTTTATGGTATGTGGGATACTACTAATGATAATCGGTTATCTAATGAAGGATAAGTAATGGGATTAGTTGCAAGGATGGCAAGACCGAAGGCAATGAATCCACAGGAACTTGAACGGATGATCTTATCTACTTTTGGTGGCGGGTCAACTTCTTCCGGCGTGTCTGTGTCCAGTGATTCAGCAATGAGACAGGCAACTGTTTATTCCTGCGTCAATGTTCTTTCCCGCGTAATAGGAATGCTTCCTTGCCACTTGATGGAAACTGATGGTAAGACCCGTACAAAATTAATTGATGATCCCCTTTATCCCCTCTTGCATGACCAGCCTAACGAATGGATGATTGCCCCTGAGTTTTGGGGTATGGTAATGAACCACCTTGCCATGAGGGGTAATTTCTTTGCTCTGAAAAATAGAGGGTTCAGTCTTACCAGCCCTGTTAAAGAATTAATTCCTCTCGCTCCTGGAATTGTGAATAAAGTTCAACAGGATGAAAAATACCGGTTGCTTTATACATTAAAATATCCTGACGGAACCTTAATAGATGTTCCTGCTTCACAAATCATGCACTTGCGTGGAATGACAATCAATGGTTATATGGGAGTCAACCCTATCCAGTACATAAGGGAATCCATTGCTCTTGGTCTTGCTTCAGAAGAGTTTGGCGCAAGATACTTCGGAAGTGGTACGCATCCTGGAATAGTGGTTGAACATCCAAACAAGATTGATCCTAAAGTAAAAGCCGATCTTAGAAGCTCATTGACTGAAACATACAGCGGCCTTGGCAAATCTCATAGATTGATGCTTCTTGAAGATGGAATGAAGATGCAGAAGGTTACTATTGACCCCAAAGATTCACAATTTATTGAGCTTCGTAAATATCAGAAGGCAGAGATCGTGGATATATTTTTTGGTATGCCTTTAACAATTCTATCCTCGGAAGACAAGACCCCGACTTATGCTAGTGCCGAACAGTTCTCAATTGGATTTATCATTTATGCCTTGATGCCCTGGATTGTATCTATTGAAAAAGCAATCTCTCGTGATTTAATACCAACGGCAAAAAGAAAAACACAATATGCTAAGTTCGTAGCACAAGGATTGCAGAGGGGATCATTCAAGGAACAAATGGACTCTTTCGCAGTTGGAATTGACAAAGAAATACTTAATCCGAATGAATGCCGGGAGTTGCTTGACATGAATCCATATGAAGGTGGAGATCGGTACGTCACTAGGACTAGTACGGTAAAAGAGGACACCACCACATGAAATATTGTCCAAAATGTAAAACAATAAAAAATGATTCTGATTTTGGGAAGGCTAAAGGTCGGAGCGATGGGTTACGTGGCTGGTGTAAGGTGTGTACGAATCTTGCAACATCTAAATGGCAAAAAAATAATCCCGAGAAAGCAAAAGCTAAACGGGAAAGATTTTATGCAAAACATGACAATTATGAAAAGGGATACTACGAAGCCAACAAGAAAACCATTAAAGGCAGAGCAAGGGAATGGTTTAATTCCAACAGAGAAAGAGCCTTGAATAACAGCAAGGCATGGGCGGAAGCAAACCCCGAACAGGTGCGAGAATCGAAGAGAAAATATAACCGAAAATATAGAAGCACGCCAAAGGGAAATATAAGCTCTACAATATCAAAAAGAATGAATGAATCTTTGCAAAAAGGTATGAAGGCCGGGCGACATTGGGAGGAATTGGTTAA